GCAACTTATTTCCGGTGTATTCCAGTGCAGAAGCAATACGCTCGTGGCTCTCTTTCACAGCATTGTCGGGCAATCCCACATGCATAAACCGTATTCCCTGACTTACATTAACTTCGATGGTAACAATTGTTACCAATACAGTAATACTACTTTACTTTTTTGATTGTAAGTAATTGATTTATATATAATTATAATTGATTGATTGATAGTGTTGAATATAAAAATAATTGAAAGTTTAACTATATAGGTATGTATTTAACCAATGGCAAATCCAAAACTTTGAAAAAATACAAAAAATGTGAGGTCGGTTTGGTTGAGATTAGGAAGATAAGTTAAATAAATCTCAAACAGCCCCCCTACCCAAAGGGATAGCGACCAGCCACCCTACACCACCCAACCTAACTACTTATTAATTAATAATATAAACAAAAAAGGTTTACAACTCAATGCAAACCTTTTAACTTGTAACCTAAACAAGTGAAACAATATAAAACAATTAAATATTTGTTACTCTTTAGTGAGTGAACTTGTACCATATACAGCTACAACAATAGCGACTATATAACCAAGTATAGTGATCAATGTGGTAGGTAGTGCCAGAGATAGTGAGATGTTCGCACCTATAACAGCCAGTGCAGCTATACCGATCTTAATACATACTTTCTTAACTGTAGCAAAGAATATCGGTTCTTTTGATTTAATTCGATCCTTAAGAACCAGATAGAAGTATTTAATATGTGTAATCAATTTAATCATAGTATTGTATTAGTCTTATTAGTTTATTATGTGTTGATCTTATTAGTTTAATGTAATTAGTTCTAACAGTCTGTTGTTAACTCTATCAGTTGATACTTTATAATAATGATCATTCATTTCTATACCAATAAACCTGCGGTCTGTATTGATTGCAGCGATACCAGTACTGCATGAACCCATTGTTAAATCAACAATCATATCATTGTTATCTGAATATGTTTTAATTAAATCTTCTAATAATAATACAGGCTTTTGTGTTTGATGTAAGTGTGTATAATCTTTCTTATATGTTAATATATTACTCTTATACTTTCCATCTTGCCATAGGTTAAATGTACTTTTATATTCCTGTTTGAATTGATTATCTATTTCTTTTAACTCATTGAAGTTTATATATCCATTCATATCTTTCAAATTAAACTTATCAGTTAATTCATTATATGTTTGTTCAGTGCATAATTCAAACTGTGTACTATCAATATAAAATGTATGTTCTGCTTTCCTATGTTTTAATACACTGTTAACCTGTTTACTATTCAATCCAATGTAGTATAATATCTGTTTAAAATAACCTCTTAATGGGTGCATTAAATCAGTATCATCTTTCTTTGAGAATATTAATATATCTTCAAAGAAACTAACCATATTTTTATTACAACCCAAAGCATTAGCAAATGAATCTTTTTCCCAGATAGCCTTATAAGATAGTGGTATATTTGCAATTGATTCAGTAATTAATCTTGATGTATATGGTTCTTGACTGAATAATATTAACTTACCATTCTTTCTTAATATTCTATTAGCTACTTTAAACAGTTCCTTTGGATCAATGGCAAAGTCCCAATTGATACTGTTAAAGCCATTCATCGTCCCATATGGGGGGTCACAAAGAATAAGATCAACCGAACCAGATTTAATGTTATCTGATTCAATTAAACAATCACCATGATATAATTGTATGTTATCATTTATTTTCAATTGATATTTAATATTTGTTTCCTATTATGTACAGGTGAATAACTAACATGTACCCAGCTATAATTAAATTCATTTATGACTTGATCATATACACCCAAATGTTTAATTATCTCAAACAGTTTTTTATTTTCCTCTGGTGAACCCGCTGTTATATCTGATGCTTCACCTGTTAAGTGCTGGCTATTTGTAGCCCCTTTAACTGCTTTATTTACTTCTTTTGACCTGTAGCCACTATTGACAGTAATACTGTGCTTATATGCAATTCTAACAGGATCTAATACTTTGTTGATAAGTAGGGATAAATTATATATTACTGTTTGATCTGGTTTATTTGGTAGACCTGTATTTGTGTGGGTTAATTCCTCAATAGTGAAAAACTGGAAAGGTTTAATTAACTCTTTCATTACTCAACAATAACAGCATCTTTATATTTATCCAATGTTAACAGATAGTTTTCTGCATTGTCTTTTACATCTCCATCAGCCCCAAAATATAAAGTATAGTTTTGTACTGGTTCTGGTGCAGTTGTTCCAGTGGTTGGGGTTGGGTACATATTCAATTGATTGTCTGATATGTGTATGTATTCCTGTTCTATAGGGTTTAAACCTTGTTCTTTTACTTCTTTACTGTAAAAGGTTTTTACATTAAAATTTGCTGATTTGTTTTCGAAATCAATGTTAATATTACTGATAGTGATATATGCATTCTCTGCTACTATACCATTTTTAAAATCTATTGTTTTTTGTAAACTCATTTTGTGTTTAGGTTAATGTGTTATTATTTTACTTCTGCTTCTGGTTGCAATTGTGCTGATGCTGATTGTTGCAATTCATTAATTAATTTTGCTACTTGTGCAAAGGGTTGAGTACTTAAAGCATTTAAAATTATATTAGCATCTTCAATGCTTACTTCAAAATTCAATTTTTTATTTTCCATGTTATTTTTTATTATGTATTTTATTTATGTTAATGTGTCTGACTCTAACAGCACATGTTGTATTACCACAATAGTGTTCTGTTAATTCTAAGTTTTTTTGTTTTTCTGCAAAAAGTTCTTTTTGTATTAATAATAAAGCACCTCTTAACTCATCACATTGGATTGACATTTCTGTTATTTCGTCCCCTTTTCTGAGTAATTGTTTTTGTAAATTCTCAACTTGATTAACAAAGAATGTAATTTGATTTTCATATAGTTTGTTATTATCAGTTTCAACACTTATCAGTTTTTTGTTAACATCTAATGTTTCGAGTTGATTAGTATGCTTTCTATTGATATATTTTTCAATGTATGGGAATAACCATTTTTGCCCTGCCAATAATGTAAATATTGATCCTATCCCTGTTATAATTGCTGTTAGTGTTAAAGTCATTTTAATATTACATTCTATCCTTTTTATTATTTTATACTTATATATACAGTTAAATGAACTGCTTTTATTAATATATGTACCAATACAGCTGACATAAAAAAACCCCATCAAAATTAATTGACAGGGTTTAAATTATTAATTGATCTGTTGATCTGGTTATGGGTAAACATCAGTAAGGTTATAATTCAATGTTACTTTATAATTCTTCAATCTTGTTGTAATTGGCATAATATTATCACCACCTAAAGTAATCCAGTTCATGCCTGTTAACCCATTGGTATCAAAAAATATATTACTTAAATATACACCATTAGACAAATAACCCTCATCAACTGTTATAGTTGTATTATTATATGATATACTAAGAATAGTACCAACAACTGAATTAATACCACACTCAGCAAATGCATCAAAAAATCCCATTGTTGATTGTGGAAAATTCCATACCCAAATCATCTCACAAACTCCATTACCATTAGTATATGTTGCTGTACCATCATCGAACGTTATATCAAAATTATTGTTAAAGTCAAAGAATACACCTGCATCATCATAAGCAGATAAATTACAATTTAAAGCATAAAATCTAAAACTATTAATTGTTCCATAATTGTGATTACTAGATAGATTGTCTGTTCTTATCCACATTCTAATAGTTAACGCCCCATTGGTTAAAACAGGTTCATCATAATTTATTTGTAAAGCATCTATTTGTTTGTAACCATTAATTTTTAAATCAATTGGAATATCAAGTGGTTGATTTTTTAATATAATACTTCCACTATAAGCCCCATTGGTTACAACTGAATGTGCATTTGTATCATCTAAATTGTGCCAACTTTCAGCACCAACACCCGAACCACTCCCAACAGGTACAGTGCTACCTGCATACCAATTGTGAAACTGATTAGTAACTAACTTGAATTTATTCAAATCAAATTTATAAATTGTGTCTGTAAAACTATTACTTTGTGTTAATGTAGTAAATGGGTTGTAATAAGTTAATGAATTAGTTGTACTATATGGAATTGTTGTTAATTGTGTAAAGTTATCAGTTGATTGTGATATACTTTTGACTATTGTATTATTCATCCCTTGAATTTGTCCAGAATCTTTAGCTTCCCCTGTTGGGTCTAAAAAGGTTAGTTCCTGTGTTATTGTGTAATCAAATTTAAGTTTATTTGTCCATATTCCAGTTGTACCCATAAATACATTATTTACCTGTACATTTCCCAGTTTTATATTAGCTACATTGTTTATACTTCCTGTGTTAAAATCCCCCATAGTTTTATTATTAAATTATTATGTACATTGTATTTCCATCTTTTGATAATGCGTCAAATTCTGCTTTTGTGCCAGTCCAAAATGTACCTATAGTTTTTGAATGTATTAACTTTTCCCAACTTGTTTCACTTCCACCTGTTCGACCGCCAACATAAACATCATTACCCCAAAATGGAAAAGCTAATCTTCTATTATAATATGTATTACCATCACCGTGCGACATTTTAAACATAGTAGCCCACGAACCTGTGGGGTTATCATTATATGGATTATTTGAGCTACTTTGATAAAATTCTACTTGATTAGCTGATGTGTTATTTATATCAATATAATTCATTCTATTACTGCCACCCGATGTGTTTGCATAATTGACTGATTGACTTGATATGTTACCTGTATGAATTACATCATTACCCGCTATTTTAGCATAACCGTTACCAATTTCAAAATCAGCATTAGCCATATTTCTAAATATTCCAACACCGAAGCTAGCAGGGTCAAATCCTACTTTAAATTTAAAATTGGTTGACACATTTTTAGCCATAAAAGCTACAGTTTCACCACCACCGCTATCGTGCCCAATAGCTGAATCCCAAGGGGAATTAGTTCTTAATCTAATAGCAGGTGTATTTAAGTTTTTAGCGACATCTAAATAAGTAGTTGTTAATCCACCACTAGCATCTATATTACCACCACTAGTAAAATCAGTATAACCACCTGCTGTTTTTAATCTTATGCCAAAATATCCATTTAGGTTAACAAGATTACTTGTTTTATGTCCTAGACCATACCAAGGATTACCGTCTGAATCGTTATCTGATGAGTTAACAAGTGATAAATATTTATTAGAAAAAAGACCACCGCCAAAATTACCATTTCCACTAAATGTTGAATTATCAGAACCATCTATATAAAATGGAGTAGTACTATCGGAATCATTTCTAATAGAAAAACCAGTATTTGAAATACCATATATTGAATTTTTAATAGAATATTGTTTTGCTGAACCTTGTGAACCTGTTAATTGTACTCTTGCTTCACCTCCAACATCATTTCTAATTATTACAGCATTTTTATTAATTAGAGCAATATCCCCTGAACCACTTTCAGCGGCAATATATACTGAATTACTAGCAACTTGTATATAGCCATTTCTTGTTGTACCTGCTGAATTAAAAAAAGATAAATAACCATTATCTTGAATTACTCTTAACGCTTCTGTTGTATAAATTTCAAGTCTACCAGTCATATAATCACCTGTTTTTAGTAGGTAATTTGCAGGATTAAAATTACCGCTATCCCAGACAACTCTGTTAGCATTCCAATTACCACCCCAATAACTTCTAACGGTTAACTCACCTGTATAGTTAAATTGTAACTGTGTTTTTGCATAACCTAAATCATAAGTCATAACAGTACCATAACCATAAGGGAAATTATTGTTACCTGTTCCATTTCCAGTAGTGTTTAATCCATAACCACCAATAATAGTGTTTGCATCTCTACTACTGTAATAATTATCACTGTTATAATGGAAATTATTAATTGGTTGGTTATTGAAATATTGAGCATTTAGACCATTAACCATATTTGTATTATTCATTGAACCACCATTCAATGATAAATAACCATTTAATGAACTCGATGTTATAAAACCCGAATCATTAGTTAACAAAGAATTACCTTTACCTTCAAATAATATATTACCAATGTTTGTACTGTCTATTGTTACTTTTACTTTACCTGCATTGCTCCAACCGATATAAACATTATTATTTGTTTGGTCAATACCACCACCTTGTTTAACTGGTAAATATCCCAATGCATTAGTAACCATTACTTCATTAATTCCAGTCAAATAACTATTGTTATCATAACTAATAACTGAACCGTTCACCTTTACAAAACCAGTACCATTAAAAACAGGTTGTGAACCTGTTGTTTCAATGGCTGTTACTCTTTGTAGTAAGTTCTTACCTACATAAGCATTAACTGAATTACTTATATCCTCAGATGAAAATGTACCGCTTATTAATTCATCAATTTTGTATATTCTAGCTCCTAAAGGTTGACCATTTAATTTAAAACTACCATCTATTGCATCAGTTGATAATACATTGTTATGACTTCCACCATTAACAGTTATATTATGTGATTTTATTGTACCATTTACATTTAATTGATAACCCTCACTATATTCTGTATTGATGCTTACATTGCCACCGTTGGGATTAATTAAAAGGTCTTGAAACACTCCATCAATAATACTTTGTATAACTGGTTTATCAGTCATATCACTACCACTAATCAACATGTTACCATCAGCATTAATTGATAGGTCAATTGTTTTAGTGTCATTAATTAACTCCAATCCTGTTACATTAATTTTCCCTACTTCGTCAACTGATGCAATGTTTTTGTTTGTTGTTCCATTTCTGAAAATCCACCCATTGTTATTACTGATTAAATAATTGGCTGTAGAGCCTGTAACGCTGCCATATAAGCCACCCAATGAAGTAGACAATGCAATTGTACCATTAGTTATTAAATTACTGCTCTGTGGGTCTAATTGTAAGTATTTGTATTGAACTGATGAACTGCTACCAGATCCACCGCCCGAACTGCTTACTATTGTAGTACTGGTTGATGTGCTTCTTTGTAATGGTATATCTTTTGTAATGAAATTCATTATATTTTAATTTTTAACTTCTTATTTTTTTGAAACAATGTTCAATAGATTTGTATCATTTTTAACATCAATACTCATGCCATCAACAATAAATTTTTCATTGATAAATTCAGTTTGATTAACTGTTAATAATGAATATGGTTTAAATTCATTACCCAGTGTTAAGTTTAATTTCTTTGCAGGGGTTGAATATTGATTAACATAAGCCTGTATAATATTATGTTCTTGCATTTGATTTAATTCTAATGTTTTTGTGCAAATTTGTTCATTGTTTCTATATCCTACAGCTACAGACGGTTTATCAATTACAACCGAATAACTTAAACCTTTATTTGTATTGCTACATGTTTTTAATGATATATCTGAAAATTCATTAACAAAGTCGATATTAATTTCATTTTTAAATTCTGTATCACTATCATCATTTTTTTTAACTGATGGTTTGATCAATTCAATTTTCAAGTCTTTTAACCATACACTATCAACTATATATTTAGATATAATATTTGTAGGGGTATATAAATAAAATTCAACTTCACCCAGTAATTTATCACTTTTTAAAATTGGTATTTTTTGACCAGATTGATTTATATATGAATTATAGTTAACATTGTTCTTTATTTCAAACCATTTATAAAATAGATGTTCATTGTCTTTTTTATCAAATTGGATATTGAATGTTGAATCTGTTAAACTCCATACTGTACCGTTCCAATATTTATCACCGATTTTTAATTTTGCTGCAATTTTAATATCACTTTCATTAAACGAATCATCATTTTTTAATACAACCTTATCATCAATATAGGCAACATTTAACCTACTATCCCAGTATGCTGATGTATTGATCAATAGAAAATAATCATCATATAAATAACTACATTGAGGTATTACACCAGCATTTAATTTTAAAACAGGTTTTAATACATTTTTAGTGCTATTTGGGTATTCAGTTAAATGTCTGTGTAAACACAAATAATCTGTTAACCCAAGTGTTGCAGGTGCACCATCAGTTGTTTTATAATTTGTTGCTCTGATAAATGTACTTCCAATGTTATTAGCTACAGTGTTATAGTTAACTGTTCCAAATGTTGTTTCTGTCCAGTCTGTATCATTGGTATAATATATATTTGTGTATTTACTATTTTTAAAATATCTAAAAATATATGTTTGATCACCAAAGGCTTTAATTTGCAAATCAGTCCAGCTGGCATTGGTTACACCTATGTTGGTTAAATAGTCATCTTTGAACATTTCTGGCAATAATGTACTTTGTTTGCTTTCAGATGTTTTAATTGATATTTGATTATAAACACTATCTAATTCAACACTAGCACCATTCGATTTAAAACTATCTGCATTAACTTCATAATCATTTTTTAACTTACAACTTTCTGTTGAATAGGTTAACCAGTTATTTGATGTTGAATATTTTATATAATCATCAAAACCATTTCTTATGTAATCATAATTAACTATAAATAATTCATCACCATCTTGAATGATAGTATAATTTAAAAATTGCAATAATTGTGTTAATACCTCTTTGTATGTGATTGCTTCATTATCTGTACTATAAAAATTTTGTTCTGCAACAAATAGTTTATCAATTATTTTTGTTTGATCTGCATTAAATGTATCTGTGTTGTGTGGTGTATAAAAATATGTTGCATCTTCTGCGGGTGTAATTACCTTTTGAAGTATTACAGTCATATCACCTAAATATATCCCTGTTTTTTTTTGTCCAACAGGTATAGTCATATGTAACCAGTTGTTAATTAAAATATCAACTTGTGAGGTTACTGGATATGTTGATTCAAAATAATTTCTAATATACTTTGTTTCACCCATGTAAAATGTTTCACTAATCAATTGAAGATTATTATATATTTTATCAATGCCAGATGTTTTATCTGTTAAATAATTATTTTGATTAACATATATATTACTGTAGCAATTACATTTTTTTATAATATGAATTATTAATTCCTCAAATGATAAAATTTTTCTATTATCATTATAGATTTGTTCATACTTGTAATTATCCAAAGTAGATAGACCATCAATGGCTTCTATCTGGATAGTTTCAAATTCTTGTTCGAACCCCATCTGGTAGATATTAGGTGTTAAATACCCTATCCATGTGATCTTATTGTTATCAATATCTTTTAATGTAAGCTTTGAACCCTGTGCGGTCGCACTGTAGAGATTAAAATTATAATCTGATGCTATGATACTACAAGTGGCATTTGATAGCTTTAAAGGTTCATAAATGACGCTATTTTTATTTAACTCAATAGTAAATGGATCATCTGAAAAAATTAATTCAGACGTTCCATTGTTACCATCATTAACATCAATATCAACTTGATATATTTTATTTTTAATATTTGAAAATTGACCAGTATATTTCATTATTTTGTTACTTTACTTTTTATATTTGAATAGTTATCCAATACCCCTTTTATTACTTTACCATCAATAACAAATTTAACTTCACCACCAATAACATTACTTTCTGTTGGTTTAATCAATGTCTTTAATTTATCAAGCGGTGCAATTACTTCGGGGTTGCCACTAGCACCAGCATACTCACCAACATTAACTAAACTATTACCATAAGCAATACCACCATTAGCCAGCTTTGGAATACCAGATGCTAAAATTGCCCCTTGCATTACTCCAATTTGTGCCAGTGCCAAACCTTGTCCAGCGAATGGTATTGCTGCATATGCTGCAAATGATTCAGCTGCACCCAATGCTGTATAAGATGCTGTTTCTGCTACATTGGTAGCTATCTTAGCTGCTGATGTTGATGTATTAATTACTTGTTCTGCTTCTTTTGCAGCACCCAAATCTGAAATAACACCACCTAAATCTTTAAATAATTTAATTACTGAGTTTATACTATCAATAACACTTGTTACAGTGTCCCAGACAGAAAAAAATGTTTCCCACTCTTTTGATGGTTTTATTGCACCGATTGTTTTTAATGAACTATATACATTTTTTGCAGAATTTGCAACATCTTTCATCCCATTGTATAAACCATTATTTAATTGTTTTTGTAAGTCTTTTATTTCTTGTTTAACTTTCAATAGGTTTAATTGTTTTGCCAGATCTGGTTCTTTTCTCAATTGTTCATCAAGTATTTTTAATGCTTCAATTACATTATCATTAAATTGACCTTTGAATTTTGAAAAATCACCATTAGCATTAGCCATTAACTTTTTAACATCTTTTACACCAGCATCTTTTAATTGAGTTTCTAACAGTTTAATATAATCATCATTCTGTTGTTTTTTATCCTCTAACTTTTCAACATCTTTTTTTCTATAATCGAATGTGTGATTAATTTCTGGTTCTTTTGGAATTTCAAAATGTTTATTATCTAATAATGTTTTATTGAAGTCCTTTAAACCTTTAATTGTTAAGTCTGCTGCATTTCCAATATTATCAATTGATAGCATTGTATTAACAGTGGTATTATTCAGATCCTCTAAACCTTTATTAAATTGATCATCGGTTAATTGTTCAAGACGATGTTTTTGTATTAATATTCCCAGTTCTTTAGCATATTTATTTTTTTCTACAACTAATTTATCACTGGCTTCTGCTTGTTTATCAGCATCTGAGAATTGAGGTTTATAATCAGTTATTTGTTTATATCTATCATTATTTTTACCCTCTTCTGGTGTTAATATACCACCTAAAGATTTTTTTCCATCCTCAACATGTTTATCAAATTCTTTATGAAATTCATATTCTTTTAATATACTATTTTCTTTAAGGTTATTTAATTCAATGGTTTTTTTATCATATGCTTCTTGTGCTTTAAATATTTCTTCTTTGTGTTTTTCTGCTGCTGTTTGTTCACCATCACCTGTCGGTTTAATATTACTATCTGGATTTAATATTTTTGCTAAATCTGGATTTTTTGAAAGAAGTTTGTTTAATTGTTCATCATTTTGATCATTGATTTTATGTAAAGCTTGATTTTCTGGAACATCATTTTTTAACTTACTATTCCAAAGGGGTATATTTTCCTTTGCTGATAAATATTGTTTAGTATCATTTTCATCTAAATGAGCAAAATTGCCTTTCAATCCAGCTCTTTTATTTTCAAGTTTATTTAATATACTTGTCCATGATTTTAACTGTCTGTTATCTTCTTCAACATTTGAATCACTTTCAAAAAGTTTAGTTTTAGTTTCTGCACCTTTATCAGCCATATATTTATATTGGCTTTCTAATTGATAAAGTTTCAACCTTTCTCTAATCTTTTGGTTTAAATCCTCACCAGCTCTAACATTTAATTTGCCATACTCATAGTGTGTACCAAGTATTGAATTAATTTGTGATAATGCTGTTTTTCTTTGCTCATCACCTAACTTTAAATTGTTTAATAATGATACTTGACTTTTTAAATTTTGTGAATGAGTATCAAAGCCACTAGAGGCTTTTTTTAATCCATCTTGATAATCTGATGTTATTTTGTTTAATTCTCTTTGTTTCTCATATAAGCCATAAATATATTGACCGATCAACACAAGCCCCTCAATTATTAGCATTGGTGCAAATGCTGTCCATGCTGATTTAATTGCAATTCCAAGACCTTTCCAACTTAACCCCATTCTGGTTAATGCTCCTTTGGTTGCAAATTCTTGTTCTATTAATGCCTTTTCTGCATCATAGACTTGTTTTAATCTTTCTTTTTTTACTTTACCAGTTAACCCCTCTGCTGCAACTTGTTCTGTTAATGCTGCTTTTCTTGCTGCAAACTCTTGTTTAACAAAACTAGTTTCTGCTTCTGATGTTAATCTAAAATAAGATTCTGACATTGATTTGAAAGCTTTACCAATAATTGTAACTGCAATTACATTAACAAAAGCCTGTCCAACTAAAGTAAGATTATCAACTACCCATTTAAAACCCTCGCCAAATGTCTTAACTATATTTTTGTATATATCACCAGCACCGACTTTTTGTGTTAATTCTTCAAATGTGTTTGATATTCTATTTAATGCCCCTGTGATAGTATCACTATTGACATCAGCAAAAGATCTATTTAATTCATCACCAAATTTAACTAATGAAGCAGATGTTAACTGTCCATGCTTCGCCATTTCTCTTAATTGATCTGTTGATACACCCAGAGATTTAGCCATTATTGATAATGATTCTGGTAGGGCTTGCCCCAATCCACCGACTAACATTTTAGTGGTAATTGTACCCTTTTGCATCATTTTACTAACAGCATCGATTGCTTCAGCTTTAGCATCACCACCAGCACCAACTGCCAACAATGCAGAGTTTAAACCCTTGAATAAATTTTGTTGATCTTTGATACTTATGTTTGATGCTTTCGCACTGGCTGTGAACCTAGCAAAACTGGTAGTTGTTTGATTAACATTTAATCCTAACTTTTCAGACAGGTCAACAATAAATTTTTGATTTTCACCAAATTCATTTAATCCACCAGATGCTACTTTTAATGCTTTTTGTGCTGCTCCTGTTTCCCTTGCAACATTTACCATTTCTTTGGCTATATGTTGCAGACCAAGTCCAAGACCGAAAAAGCCCACCATATTTAATGCTGTAGCCTTTAATTCACCAAAACCTGTTTGTACTTCTTTTAACCCCCTTTTGAAGTTATCATTAAGCATCTGTAGCGATACTGCAAACGATAAATTGTTACTTGCCATTTTGTTAATCTGTTATTTCTTTTTTATTCATATTATTCAAGAATTCAGCTGATTTTTTCATTATATCATCAAATTCTAATTCTGTTATTTGTTTTTTCTCTTTCACCTCTTTTATTTCATCCCATGGAAATTTATAAAGTTTTGATGGTGTATTAACTTTATCTGTTAGATTTGGACTTAATAATAAAAATGTCCATAGCCTGTCATTTTCTAACTGTTGTTTCATCTTATCATTGAATGCATTCATATATATTTTAATATCGAATAACTCCATATCATTTAATACATAATTAACATCAAGTCCAGCCGACACAATTAAAGTAGCTGCAATGTCTTTAATGAATAGAGTATCTTTTAATTCTTTATTTTCTTCAATTGGATCATTATTTTCAACTGGTTCAATTTGTTTGTTATTTGTTGAAAACTGTTCTATCTTTTTTAATTCTAATTGGAATTTTTCAAATACTTCTTTCGATATTCTTTTACTTTGCATTACCCCATCAAAATCACTAAATTCAAAGAATTGATTGTTTGATATAATTATACAGTAGAGTAAATTTTTAATATCATCAGCATCTTGATAATCGATATTATGAAAACTTTTACCTGTTAATTGCTCGAATTTTATAATTGATTTTATATTTATTTTTATAATCATACCTTAGTTAATATATAATAATATGTATGAAAAGTGCAGACATAAAAAAAGCCAGTGAAGTAAATCACCAGCTTTAGTTATTTGTTATTTGTTCAATATTAAGAGCCTACCACCTTAGTAAGTGCGCCAGAACCCTCAAAAGTTACAGAACTAGTACAGATTGCATTATCTTTTGCATCCATATCAAGTGAGCTAATATGGGCAACACCTGAGTACATACCAGATCCAGTCAAAGCAAATGAAGCATCTGCAACACCTACAACAATATTAACAGTACCACCAGTCAATTGAATACCTAAAAGAGTATCAAATGAAGTATCACCGCTTACTTTAGTAACTAACATTGAAGTGGTTACATTCCATGAGATTTGACCAGGAATTGAAGCTTTGAAGTTACCAGACATTTTGTTTGTAACATCGGTTTGAGCTGCTGAGATTGATAATTTACAATCTTGTGCAAATGCAATAGGGGTAGCGGTTGCGCCAGAAATGAACACCATTACATTGTTACCCATCAATAAATCAGTATTTGAATTATATGTTGACATAATTTTTTATATTTTTTGTTTTGTTATTTTTCTTATTTAATTTCAAATGTTACCACTTGAATATATTTATCATTGTTTACACCAATAACATTTTCATCCGAATCAATTAATCTACATTGGTAATTGTAACCGCTTTCATTTTGATGTACACCCTCTATTATTTCATTAACTAATTCTACTATCTTTATACTTTTGAAATATGAAGACGATACAATTACAAATGTTATATGGCATTTTTCATTAACTACAATATTATTTTGAATATATTCTTTTGAATATTTTTCTCTATAGTAAACAATACATTCTTTTATCTCATTACCACTATCATCTTTCTGAGGTGCTACAATTGGATAAATATTTTCACCAACATAACTAGTTAGCCCAGTGTTTGAATTCAATAAAGAATACAATTCTTTAGTTATAGTAAATTTTGAAAATGCTGATGTTATGTTCATTTGTATTATTTGTTAATTAGATTAATTACAGCTTTCTCAATTCCATTATAAACTTCATTAATTGCTGCTGTTTGGTTTTGTTCTATTGCATCAGTCCAGAAATGATTTTCTGTTATTGCTCCTCTATTCTTACCATCCTTTGTCATTCTGTTCACTGTACCTCTATCAATTAAATGTGCAGCACCACCACCATCACCAAAACCAGCCAAAGCACCAAGTTTAGTTCTTTTAACTTTATTCTTGAACGATTTCAATAGACTACCAGAATCACCTTTTTTGCCACTTTTAAGCCTGTTTTTTAGGTTTTCTTTACCCGCCTTGACAAATATATTAGATGCATCTTTCAAGCCTTGTTTAATCGCTTTATTCTGGTCTATTTCTGATAAATTACTTATCGCTTTGTAAACCTTATCTAAATCAATAAATTTAACTTCAATTTCCATTTTATTTATTGATCTTTTCTAGTGTAATTTCAGCGGTGTAATCAAATAAATTTTTATCCAGACTTGTAATTTTATAATCATTTTGATCATATTCAACAGTTAGGTTATCAGTTAATAATTTATTAATTCTGATCTTAAATTTCACTTGATTTTGATTAAATAATTCTTTACCATCAACAATAAATTTTCCACTCTGTTTAACCTTTGCAGCCTTACATTTGAAAATATCTACTAGGGTGCTAACCACCTCACCAAATTCATTTCTAACTTGACTATTTTTTTTAAATTTTAATGAATATATAAGTGTTCCAGATGGTAACATGTTGATTAGTTTAAGTAGTTAATATAAGGGTCTAAAAGATATTGATAATTATAAGGGATAGCACTTGTTTTACTTGCAAATGAAACTATTTCCCTATTCGAATAAAAATTTCCTAGCATTAACAGCATTGCATGTGCCAACGGTTTTGGTAAAACATCACCGTTAGCAATTGCAACATCAGTTAATTTTTGATGTATATGATTTTCCACTACTGCTTCAGCTACTTCAATCAAAGACGATAAATAAACATCATCATCTTCAAACTCTGCTTCTAAATTCAAATGTTTCTTAGCTTGTTGGATTGTTATATACATTTTTATAGATTTTCTTTATTAGTTAATTATGCAAAAGTACCTCTAACAATTGCTTCTGGTCTGATTTGTGCAAAGTCAAAAAATCCATTAACCACAATAGAGATTTGATTTTTCTTTGCATATGTATATGGGTCAACTTGTATATCCAAACCGCCCCATTGACCGATTGCCAATTGTGACCAGTCACCAACAGCATAGCCATTAGCTTTAATGTTTGCAGAATGATAAGCAACAACACCATCAACTTCGCCATTTTCCATTACTTTAGAACCATTGGTTTTATCAGTAGCTTTCAATTTTGCTTTTGCAGATGGATTTAACACCCATGTGTACTCATTGACATTTGCATTTTCCAAACCTGCAACAGTTGCAGTAATTCCAGAATATGTCGGTGTAGTTGTTCCAGTAATACCAGCAAAAATACCAGCGGGTTGTTTTGTTGATCCAGCAAATGAACCAAATACACTTTCTTCTAATTTTTTTCTTAACTCATTAGTAATATCAACTAATAGTTGAGCTTCTACACTTGCAGAATCTTGCATTAAAATTGATTTAGAGATAATCAATTCGCCAGAAATTCTTTTTGGTGAAAGTGTAATTTCTCTGAATGAACCTGCTGCATCTTGTGCATCTCCATTTTCATCTTCCCAGTTAAAAGCACTACCAGAATAAACAGGTATTGAATAGTTATTAACTAAACCACCGAAATATTTTGCACCTATTTTAGTAAGCAATAAATTCGAAACTAAAGGAATTTCAAGTTTACCTTTATCTGTTGCGATTGTTTCTAAACCTACACCAACAGCACTAGCAATAGGTGAACGATATTCCATAGGTAATTGAATTTGTCCTGCAAAACCTAAACTAGATTTTCTCATTTCGGCTTGACCTGCATTGATAATTTCTTGTGCTGTTTCATCAAATTTGCGACCCTCAACAGTGTCTTTGATCATTTTTAAGATTGAATAATTTTCCATTCTTTGTTCTTTTATTTTTGTATTATTATTTTTATTTTCTGACAAATCAATGTCAACTTTTTCTTTTAATTCTAATTCTCTTTTTTCTGAATCAACACATCCATTTAACTCAATTTCTGTATCTTCTTCATCAGTTGTTTCATCTTCATCAATTACTTCATCAATTACTTCATTCACTAGATCACATTGTTCTGTTTCGCCTGTCATAGGCATTGGATCACATTGTTCATCTGGTTCTGGTTCATCATTAATTAAAACTACATTTGTTGATAAATCAATTGCTGTAACTTCTGTTAATTCTGTTGAACTATCTGTTATTGTAATGTTAATTACTGTTTCCCTTTGTTCTATTTCTTTTTCATCAAGTTCTTTTACTTCTAAGAATCTTTTGCATTCTACACTTGTTTCAGCATATGCTGGTGAGTAAACTGGTGAACAATCGAATAATCTATCTATTGATAATATAGTTCTGATATATGTACCATCTGTTTGTTTATCCCATCGATCCTCTTTAACTGTAAAAGCAAAACTTGAACTATCAATTTCACCCCTTTTAATGTGTTCTAAAACTACATTCCCAAGATCTGTTTGTGGTGCATCAAATTGGTAATTTAAACCTCTTTCGTCAATGGTTAATTTCAAGCTTCCAACTCCATTTTTTGATCTAGCCAGAACACCTTTTTCTTTATCATGATTTAACAAAGCATAAACATCACTTCTTTCAATAACTCCATTCAATGCATTAGGATCAATTTGTTCTTTAAATCCTCCAAGGTCGAGTGATAATGTGTTGAATAATAAAGCATATCCATTAACCGATCTATTTTCTGAACTAGTTAAATTATTTGCTATCTGTCTTATTTCAATTATTTCTTTCATCTTTATATATTTATATGTATTTATTTGTCAGCACTTTATTTTTATTTTAAATTATTCTGTTAACAGTTGTGTATCAGTACTAACTTTTTGCTTTAAATCCTTTTGAACTGGTGCAGGGGTATTATTTTTTAAATTATCAAGTGTAGACATATTCAATTGCATATATAAATCTCCACCATTATCAACTTCATTTAATCCTAGTTGTTTTCTAGCTTCATTTACTGTCATTAAACCAGATGCAACCAATGTTTTTAAATAATTTGCTGTAGCTGATTTATCAGTTGATAACATACTGGTAGTATCAAACGATATAGATATATTTACACCTTTTTGATTGAATATTTTTCTGTTAATCTCATTTTCAATTAATGATAAATATGGCTTAATTGTATCTTCTAAAAATGATAATTGTGTTTGTTCAAGACTTGAATAACTGGCATGTGATAAATCCATTAATTTAACTGGTGAAATATTAAAAAATCTGGCTATCTCGATAATATTAAATTGCCTACTTTCCAATAATTGTGCATCAACTGGATTAATTGAAATTGCTTTATAATCTAAACCATTGGGTAAAACTACAACACCGCCATTTTCTTGATCAAATGTGGAACGCCATTTTTGCCCCAATTGAGCAATTTGTTCACCATCAACATTACCAGTGCTGGTCATAATTCCATTAAGTGAACCAGATGATTTAAAGAATTTTGAACTGTGAGTTTCTGCATCTGTAGATTGTTTTAATGAATTCCATGCATAGTTAATTACAGATAAACCATTAATACAATCATTACTATATTGCCAGAAATGTAAAATATCTTTTTGATCAATAGCTTTATTTAATCCTTGAATGTTATATATTTTTTTATTGGTAAACATTTCACTAGTAATACTTACCCATTCTGGTTCTAAATACTGTAAGGCTGTTATATTTCCAGTTGTATCTTTTTGAATTAAAGCATAACCATTACCCTTAGTTATTATATCCCATACAATTCTTTTAAAGAAATTAAATTTTGATAAATTTTCACAAGGTTGGCTGTTTAATATTGGGAATAATTGATGCTGATAATTAACTGTTTTAAAGCCATTAGTATCAACTTGATTAATATTAATCGGTAAGGTTGCAACAGCATTACTTATAGCATTAGTAGCTGCAAATACAGCCGATAATCTCAAATATTGATTACTAACATAACTACTAACCGAATTAAATGTCAAAGACGTTCCACCAAAAAAATCTCTTTGTTCTGGTTCTTTCGGTTTATCAATTTGTTTTTCTTCTCTGGTAAAAAATAAATTTAAAAAATTACTCATCTATATTTGTATTAATGTATTTAATTATTGTATATAGATAGATGTACTTTGGTAGCTGACAAATAAAAAGCCCATACAAATTAATGTACAGGCTTAAATAATTTCAATTATAATTATTAGTTAATTAGAATGAATAAACATTAGTATTGAATTTAGGTGTACTTAAATAACCACCCAAAACAGTAAGGCTTGCAATTACAGAATCAATTTTTGATTTGTCATTTGATTTAACAGGTTTACAGTTCTGGTTGTGATCAAATTTCAGAATTACATTACTAAAACAAAAACGAATTAATTCATTATTATCAAATACAACTTTATCAGTTTTGATTAATCGTTCTAGTTCTTTTGTTGGCTTATTATAATTTGCTAATGACTGGCTATAAGGTATCATGTTTAAACCTGCTTCTGTACATGAAATATTGAACTGTGTACTGTTCCATGAATCAAAAAATACTGTTTGTATTGGACAAATTTGATTAACTTTTAAAAGATCAGTTAATAAGTAATCATAATCTGTACAGTTTCCAGCGGTTAAAATCAAATCACCTTGATTATACATTCTTTTATAAAATTCATGTTGCTGATGTTCTGTTAATGCTGATTGTGGTAAATAATGATTATTTTTAAAATAATATATTCCATCCTTTAACCACATGAATGAAATAACACAAAGGTCTGATGTTGATGCTAGATCAATACCAACCCAGCATTTTTGACCTTTAAAATCTTCTATGTTAATATTATGTGTACAGGATAAAATTAAATTATTTGTTAACCAAACATCAGAACTACTGACCCATAAATTTAAAACTTTTGTTTTTATTTCGCTTTCGTCCGATGGATTGTTTTTAGCTTTTAAAATTTCCTGTTCAATTACTTCTTTTTCTTTTGATACTCCTAGATTTGGATTAGCTTTGATTAACATATTCAAATCATCCCATTGATCATCTTCATCAAGTTGATACAGCATTGAAAAAACACTATCATCTGTTTTTACTCCTGTTAATATTTCTGTTGATGTTTCATATAATTTTTTACATGGTGAGAATTGATTACTCCCAGCTGTTGTGATAATAATGGCTAATGGGTTTAATCTTGCCCCCTGTGATAATCTCAGAGAGTTTAAAACACTGTTATCGGTAGCTTGATGATATTCATCTAGGATAAAACAGCTGGCATTAGCACCCTCAATACTTTTTACATCAGACGATACAATTTTTAGTTTACCAACATTCTGTTTACACCTTATTTCATTTCTATATACTTTTAATATCTTTTGCTTTGGATCAAGCGAATGACTAAACTGTTGGGCTTTCTCTAATAGCTGGTGAGCTTGGAATGTGCTATTACCTGCCATTATAACAGATGGTGAATTTTCAGAATCATTTAATATTTGATTTAATGCAATACCAGCCCCAAATGAACTCTTACCCTGTTTTCTACTCATAAATAAAAACACATCTCTGGTAACTCTTTTATTATTATGTACCCATTTCCATGCATATATATTACAAAGAATAAATTGCTGCCAAGGTTCTAACTTGAATTGTGAACCTGCCCCAGAACCCTCAAATAATTTTATCAAACCTATGAAGTCAATAACAGAATGTACAGCATCAACATCGAAATATATATCATCCCTAGATTGAAATTTTCTATATCTTTCGACTGCTAATTTTACCCATTTATTTGATAGTATTATATTATTTTCAATATCATTTGCATATTGTTCATATGTATATATCATTAGTTAATTATCTCTTTTCACTTTTATTTTTATTAATTAAAAAATTGGTTAGATCACTTGTTTCGTCAATCTGTTCAATTGTTCCAATTTTGCTACTGGCTTTTAATGTTAGTCCAAATTCATTTAATAGTTTTATGCATTGTATCTCTGCATTCTCTGCCACTTTGATCAATGGGTGTGCAACCAGTTCACCATTAGCTTTAGTTATTAATAAACCTGAATTATTTAGTTCAGAATGGCATTTAATGAAAGTATCATAATTCTGTGCTAACATTTGCAGTGCAGCATTCCAGCTTTCATCTAGTTCTGTTTCACCGCTGGTCAATTTTTTAATTACAATAGACATATATTGCTTAGTGTCCTTTTGTAAGTTCTTATCAATTTTATATTTTGGCATATATCGTTATAATCATTTATATAGTATTATGTATATAAATGTCAGCTATTCATATATAAGTGGCTTAAATCGACTGAAAACAATAAAAAAAGGTGCTACACTGGAATGAGTGCAACACCTCTAAAAATAAAAACTAATGAGAGTAAGTTTTTAGTTATTTTATTTTGAAATTAAATTTATCATTATAAACAATTTCAATTTTAGAAATTTCATTTTTAATATATTCATTAATTTCAGTTCTTTGTTTTTGTAACTGTTTTTGTTCATCTCTATTTGAAATAATACCAAAAACATCAGTATCAGAAATATAGTTAAAAAGGTTACTTTTAAATTCTGATATTTTTGAATCTACACCTTTTATTTTATCAAGTTTATCTTCTTCTAGTTTTTTTTGAAAGTATGTTTTTTCTCTTTCTAGTAGGTTATATTCATCCTGTGTTATTTCAACTACTCCATTTATTAAATCTAATTTTTTTTGTTCTGTGTATTCCATTTTGTTTAGGGTTTTATTTGTGTTATTTTATTTTAGTCATTATTGATTAAATCATATAATTGAATTAAGTCATCCAGTTCATTAACTTCATTGTTGATTATATCAATATATATTCTACATATTTTATTGTTAATTATATCAGTCAAATTATATTTAAACTTACTATCATAACTGATTACTTCTTGAATTAGATCTAAATTTATTCTTTCTAAGCCTGTTTTTAGTTCTTGTACAGGGTTCATTTTTGAGGGATAGTTATTTTCCATTTTGTTTAGGGTTTTATTGGTGTTGGTTATATTTTATTATATTTAGAATTCTTTTTTGCATATTAATATTATATTCATATCTTTCAATATTACAGAAACAATTAAATAACTTATTTAATATATCCAAATCATTAATTAATTTTTGATGAATTATTCTTTTTGAATTTTTCAAATTACCAAATAAATTATAACATTCACTAATTTTTAATTCAATGTTATGTATTGCTTTATTAATATTTCTATAATTATGTTCAGCCATATAATCATTTGTATATACATATATACTTTGATTAAGTGATTTAATTAATAAATTTTTTCTTTCAGTTTCAACTTCAATTATTATTTTTAGTTGTTCAATTGATAATTCATTTTCATTAACAGTCTTTAGTTCGAAATTTTCCATTTTGTTTAGGGTTTTAGGTTTTATTATTTTATTCAGCTACTATATAAGTAACTATAGTTGATATTTCTTTTTCATTATTTTCATTTGTTGAAAGTCTTCTATTAATTTCTGAAATATATGTATTATCTTTTTTGAATGAATTAATCATCATTTCAGATAATTTTCTATTTGATAATAAATCAGTAGCTTTGATTTTATTATCTTTTATATATAAATAATTAGCTGTTAATAATTCATCAATTGTTCCTGTGATTTTTGTTTCTACTTTAATACTCATTTTTTGTTTATTGGTTTATGTTGTGTTATTTTAGTTACATATATAAATAGTTTCTAAATTCCATTAGTTCATATTTATTTTTATTTATTTTCATTGAAAGTGTAATTTATTATTCATTCTAAATAGTGTTAATTAATTGGGATAGACCGAACTACCAACTACCCCCATAACTAACCATCAACAACACAAATCATCATTTAATAACTTACTCAACAAATGTACTAATACTATATTTTAATAACAAGTTGATTAACATTGATTAACTATTATGCAACCTGCTTATTAAATTTATATATAGTTTTTTTATTATGTTCTTTAGCATGACATTCTGTACATAATACTTTCAAATCATCTAAATGATTATGTTCATTACCATGATTAATATATGTTAGGTGGTGAACTTCTAAATTTTTATGTGAGCCACAGTTTTGACAACCATTTTCAATTTTCTTTTTTTGACTTCTAATTGCATTCCAATACCCTGTTAACAGAAATTGACTATAATTCATCTCTTTAATTTTAATTTCAAATTCATTATTATTTAATGAATTAATCAATTTATACATCTTATTGAAATTAGTAATTTTTGCAGGCTCTAAATATCTAGCAACCAAATTTTTTGTATCAAAATCATCTAAATCACTATTTACATTATTTTCTCTTATTAGATCAAATATATTTTTAAGTCTTTCGCACAATAATTTTTTTCCTAAGTATGCAACATTATTAATTGTTAATATTTCTAATTCGTCAATTGTAGGTAAATCTTTATTTTTTTCATCAGAAAGATATTTTGTTAACGTCATAACTATTTTAACTAATTCTTTATTTGTAAACAATCTATAGTAGTGAACATATTTACATGTATTAATAAATATATCTTCATTATATAGATGTATGAATATTTCAATTTCTGAGTTTAAATTTTTAATGTTATAATTTTGTGTTAGGGTTAATTCTAAATTTTCCATATTTATTTTATTTTTTAATTATATTATTTTACTGCTTTATAAATTCATTAATCTGTAATCAACTTTTTCAATCTCTTCTAACTGTACAACCTCTTTAACTAATTCATAAGGTGCTAAACAAGTAACTATCATCTTTACTTTATTATAATAGCTTTTCAATTTATTTCTTTTTTGGTATGAATCAAAATTTAGATATAATGTTCTTAGTTCATCATATTCGAAATGATTTTTTAATAAATCAATTGCATCATCATAAGTATAACATTCACCATCATTTTTAAATAATATATAATCATCAACCCTATTAAATAACTCTGTGTTGGGGTCTGTTGGTTGTTCTGGTTCGATCTCTTTAGTTGGTTGCTCTGGTGCTGTGGTTTCTTGTGTTGTAGTTGCCTGCTCTGGTGCTGTTGGTTGCTCTGGTGCTGTTTCTTGTTTCATTTCTTCTTTAGTATTTAATTCAATTTCATTAACTGGTTCAGTTGGTAATGAAAAAATATTATATGTATAAACCCAACCTGTTTTTGTTGATGTTTTTATGGTATGAATGTAGTTATGTTTAATAAGTTCTTTGAATGCCTTATCTAATCTACTTTCACTAATTTTAATTTTCTTGTGTAAATTTGTTTTAACAATTGACCAGTCTGTTGGTAGACTTAATAAATAGGTTAATATACCTATAGCGTCAAATGATAATAATTCGGATTGTATAATACTATTTGGTATAATAGTATATGGGTTTTCTGTAGTTGCTTTGGTTATTACACCATTGTTTTTAGCTTTCATTTTGGGTTCTGTATTTAGCTATTATTTTAGTGGTTCTTTAAAATAACCCCCACCAGACAGAACCACCAAACTGGTGGGGGATAATCAAAATTAACTGATTACATTGATAAATATAATACTAAAACCAAAAACACTAATGAATATTAATATTTCTTTAATTATTTAATATATTGATATATAGAATAATAACTATTTTTATTGATATTTTGTAATGAAATGTAATATGTTTTAATAAAATATACCTTAATATATGTACAAATGTACTAATATGGATTAACAAAAACAACTTATTCTTAAAAAACTTTCAATTATTTGTAACTTGTTGATATACAGTAGGGGTGTGTTTTAAATATGTACTGTATATAAGTACTTTACATCTAACTATCTATTAATCAGTAGGGGTCAAATCCCCAGAGTGGGGTTTATGGGGTGTAAATAAATTATAAAATTTACAAAATAAACAATTAACTAATCTATAATAGTAATCTATAATTATATAATAGTTAATTATAATCTATTGATATGCTATTTTTCAATTATGATCTGTTGATAGTTCAATTATGTTAAGAAAATAAACTTTGCTTTCAGCACAATATTTTTATTGATTATGTTGGTTTTATTATTTCTTATTGGTAGAATCATGCGCCTGAGCGCACACACACCCGTTCAAGACTTAAAAAATTAAGAGAAATAATTTATAATTTCAATTCTACAAATCATTGTTTTTTTCTCATAATATTATTCATATTATTATAATTGATTGATTATTACTGATTTATTATTATATTATTATAGATTAAAGTTAATTAATATTGAAATATATAAAGCAAAGCCCAGGAACAAAGCAACCAACCCACCAGAATAAGACCCTTAGAGCTACTTTTAACCACTCAGACAGGCAAACATACCAACCAGAGGGTAATAATTCAACCTACAGCCTTTAAATAGCTCCTATAGCCTAAATACAGGTAAACCATACACCAACCCATAGAACTAGTAAGCTACCAACCCAGAGAATTAAGGTAAACCACCCTATTGAATACCCATACCAACCCAGATGAACAAAACAAGCCATTTTAAAGCGATCTAAGCGACTTTAACCAGAAAACAGGTGAATGTACCAACCAGAGGGTATTAATTCAACCAGAGCAAAGCAATTAACCATCAAAGCATATTTATTTAATATTTCAAGACTACTTAATTAAAATAGTTGAATAGATTGTTTTGAATAACTGTTTAAAATCTCAATATTAACTTTATAATATAATAAAGAAAAATAAAGAGATGAAAACAATCAATGTAAAAATTACAGTCATTATAATAACCTTAGTACTGTTGAATATATTAACTTATTCATATTTCAAAACTAAGAATAATAATTTATCAACTGAAAATTATAATTTAACTGTTCAGAACGATACAATTAAAAAGAACTATAACAGGTTAACAAAACAATTTGAATTTAGTAAAGGAACATATACAGTTAATACAGCTAAAGACCTTAAGCAATTCAATAAAGATTTATATAACCAGACAAAGCAAACCAAAAACACCGCTGTAGCAATACAGGTAACAGCAAATATAAATTTACCAACCCAAAGCAATTTAAACACTTTGTCAGACAGTAACCGCACTTATATTAATACACACTTCAAGTTTCAATACTCTGATAGTTCGGTAAACCAGACCATCAGCGGATCAAATCGCATAGATCTAATCAATAAAGAGGTTTTAACGTCAATTGATACTAATAAAATACAGGTAAAGTTGAGTTATAATGTAGTAAATCAATCAGATAAATATATTATTACTGCCTTAAGTAGGTCCAAATATGTTAACTTTTCAGACCTTAATAGTGTATTAATTATCAATAAACTACCTGTAAAACAGCAAAATAGGTGGAAATTTGGGTTATTTATGGGGTATGGTATAAACTCCAATGTAAAATTAACTGATTTTCGGGTTGGTTGGTCTTGTGGGGTGGGGTTGAACTATAGATTGTTTTAAACAAATTTTGTAGCCTAAAACAGCATATATTGCTATAAAGTACAAATATTGTAGCCTAATAACCAATTAAAGGAAAGAATTTTCTATTAACACTATTTAGAATGAATAATAAATTACATATTTGTTAATAATAATTTTCAAAAATACATAACATTTGCTTTTTCAAAACTATTTATAGGTATAAGCAAATAAATAACCAAATAAAAAAAATAAACATGAAAGATTTTTTAATACTAATAATTAGTATATCATTAACTATAATTCAAATAAATATTGCAATTCAATCAAATAGAATTAAAACAATACAAAAACAACAAACAATAATACATCAACAAGATAGTATTAAATGGGTGGAATTAAATAATAGAATATCAACTTTTAAAATAAAATGAAATTAACTAATGACGAAATTGAATATGGTAGAGCCTGTGAGGCTATATGCACTGCTAATCTAGCATTCTTGACAGGTACAACAGGTGCAAGGTTTTTCGAAAGTGTAACCAGTAACAAAGAATTTGAAAGAATTGATTATTCATTCATTGCCAACCAAAAACAAGGGTATAAAAAAGGGGTGCTGGAATTAAAGACAAGGGAAATAAACATTAATAAATATCCAGCTCTTTTTATTGAACCAGATAAATTAACAGCCCTACAGAATGCAAAAGCTGATCTGAAATGGTATATCAATTTTTTGGATAATCAGAAAACAAAATTTTGGATATGTGATATAAGCACTTTAAACAGGGACGAACTAGAATTAAAACCAGATGTTAAGATTTGGATTAAAACTCTGAAACAATACAAGTATGAAGATAGGCTATTAATACCAATTGAAAAAGGTTCATATTACTGTTATGATTATGAATTGAATAAATATGTAAAAAGAGAATTTGATGAAAAATACAAAAGGTTTACAAAATGATATAGTTCAATTAACATATATATCACCATACAATGGAATAATAAAAGAAACAGGTGAATTGATTTATAAAAATGATAATAATATCTTAATTGATACTTCAAACAGAATTAAATTTGAAGATAATACCACCGCTGCTAAAATAATACATATTAACAATATACTCAACTATGAAAAAAAAACAATTAAATGATGCTGATAGATTATCAATTCGATTTTCACCAAATGATTTTCTAACTATTACAGAATTATCCGAATCTTTTAAAGTAAGCAAAAGTTTACTAGTTCGCACAATGGTAACATCATTCATATCAAAAAATTCTGAATCATTATACAATCTAATAGACAATAACCAAATAAACAATTAACTATATGCCGACAATTAATAAAATAACCAAAAAACAACCAGAAAAAACAGATAATCAAAAGGAAAGAGCAAAATTTTATAGTTCTGTTAAATGGTTGAAATTAAGACAGCTTAAGTTACAAAACAATCCAGTATGTGAACGCTGTTTGGATTATGAAAGAGTATCATTTGCAACACAAGTCCATCACCAGACCCCATTTATACAAGGTAAAACAGATGGTGAAAAATGGGCTTTATTCCTAGATTATGATCAACTACAAAGCTTATGTGCTAAGTGTCATGGTGAGTTACATGGGGGAAAAACATTCTAATAACTAAACAAAATAATATACCAATGGAAAAATTAAATAAAACTAAATTCATATTATCACTAATACTGTTAATATTCTATACTCCAAAAATAATTAAGACGATAATCAAAAATAAAAGAGCTAAAAAACTTAACAATGACAGCAAATGAAATAATTGAAAGAAAATACACCGATCTATTGAAATATTGCCAACTCAATAAAATACATGAATATGAAAATACAACAGGTTTTAAAAGTTCAGAGGATCAAGATTTAATGCATGACATAATGTTAAACTTCATATCAAAAAATAAAGATATTGAATTTGCAACCATTGAAGATGGTTATACCAAATTAAAAACAGAATTCCTTGGTGAAATGAACTATCAAAAGAAAGATAAAAAGAACCGATTAAATTTTATTGAGCTAAGAATATTGCCAGACAAACCAAATGAAGATGAATAAAGCGATTTAAAGCCCTGTTACTGTTGAATGGTACAATGTACTGGAATAATAGAATTAATTGAACAGGGGACAAATAAAAAGGGGTTACACTTAATTAGTGCAGCCCCTTATCTGTAAATAATATTTAGAGAGTGATAGTATTATTTTTGTTCTAATTCTTCAAGTTTTTTTAACTCTGCTGCTGCATCTTCAATTTGCTTTTTCAAAGCGTCAATTTTTGCTTGTGCTGCTTCTTTGTCTGCTTTTAATTTAGCTTCTTTGGCTTCTTTTATTTTAGTATCAATACTTGATTGAAATTTAGTTAGTTTATCTTTAAAATCTTTTATCTCTTCGGGGGTGTAAGCTAGTACATGTTTTTCAAACCTATTAGTTAAAATATTTAATTCGCTAAATAAATGAACTATCTTTTTTTGTTCCTCTGAATTAGCTGCAATTGCTTCGGCTCTATCTTTTTCTTCTTGTATTTTAATTTCAGCCTTAGTTAACTTTTTATATGTTGGTATTGTTTTTCCGCTTGATGATTTTGGTAATAAAAATTGTTTTTGTTCTGGTGTAACAGATTGTTTTAATTCAGTGCGTTCAGAATCGGTTAAATCATCATTATTTTTATTTAACAACAAAGTCTGTCTTTCAGTTAATTTTAACTCAGTAATTTTTGAAGAATCATTTTTAATTGAGTTAAAATACTTTTGAAATTTGGTTGGTTGTTTTTCTTTCCAAATTTCAACAATTGTAGTTTGTGTATTTTTTACAGATTTTTTTAATATAGCTCTATCTGTATCGCTTAATTCAGCATTGGTTTTGTTTAATAAAACTGTTTGTTCTGCTGTTAAATTCAATTCATCAACTAATTTTTGATTTTCTTTGATTGCTTGAAAATAATTGTAAAAATCGCTAGGTGCTGCCATAATGTTAATTGTTATATGTTAATAATATATTTAATTTTTTCCAGTTGTTGTTAAGACGATGCAAACATAGTTGTTTAATTTTGATTACACAAGCTTTAGTGTAATTATGATTTAATTAAATGAATGGTGTTACAATTTCTAATTTACCAACACCCATATTTAATCTAAATTTGTAGTTAATTGCTCCACTGTTGACTACTGTAAGCAAATTATTATACTGTTGGTAGTTTGGATGTTCTGTATAATTTAAGTTGTTTAAATCAATTCCAAATGTTTCGGGCTTAACAGGTGTATTAAATTGTTCTGCTGTTGATAGGTTTTTATGTTCCCGAATCAATGGAAAATTTTCAAGCATTTTATTTGGTAATAATTGTTCTGCATATTCCCAGTAATGAGCATTTAAGACCTTAACAATTTCTTCAATTGACAATTTAATTGTTTCGTTATTCTCAGTTATATTAAGTGTTTTTGTTGATGCTGTCCAATCAATTGTATTATTTTCAGTTGAACTCATGAAATAATATAGAGGATTAATTTTTACTTTTGAATGATATAACAAATATGTGCTATTATTGTTATTTATATTATCGTTCCATTCAATTTTAACTACATTAACTAATTGTCTTTTAAGACCACCCAAAACAGTTACTTTTTTGATAAGGCGTTCAAAATAATATTTAATTAAATTCCTATCAGTTTCAATCATTCTAATATTATTTTCAATCTCTGTAGCCATATCCAGTTGAGTTAGTGACATACTCAATTGTTTGTTATCTGATTCTAGCTGGTTAATTTTCTTTCTTTCCTGTTTGATCTCGTTATCAATAGCTAAAATTTTATTTTCCAGATCAGCACCATCACCACCGAATTTTTCAAATAGATTTAAAGTTCTTTTCCTTTGATCAGTTAGTTTTGTTATGTTGTTACTGTTAATTATTCCTATAATAGAATTATTTTCATTTATTTGATTATTGATCTGGTCAATTTTATTTTCTTTCTTTTGAACTGTTAATTTGAATTCTGGTAATTTATTTTTGATCAATAGAAAAATTGTATTTTCCAGTTGTTCTATTCCAATGCTTTTACTTGAATCACATTTAATGGATTTATCCCTATTGTTTTGTATATTCAATTTACATTTATAATGCCATCTGGTTGAGTTTTGTGGGTACATAGGTTGTCCACATTCACAAAATAATAAATCTTTGATTAAATAACTGTGCTTTGTTTTGGTTTTTACAAATTGGTTTTTCTTTAATTGTTCATTTGCCCTGTGCCATAATTCAGAATCGATAAAAGTTAAACTATCATCCAATTCAATTTTTTCATTATCATATATTCTATATCCCTCGCCTTTAATATACCAAGTACAATTAATAATTGATTTAACTGTACCACCAGCCCAGCTATGAAATAACCATCTGTTATTTTTTGAACCATAGTTTTTAGATTTCATTACTGTATCAAAAGATGAATCAATTAACTTTTTATTATTGAGGTTAATTGCTGTGGCATTACAAGATTGTTTTTTATTACCAATTTCATCAAACACAAATTCTACTATCTTTCTTTGCTTATCATCAATAAATATCTTTTTAGGTAAAAATTTACTTTTAATACCAGCATTCTCAAAGGCATAACCACATGGTAAATTACCACCAACATAATTACCTGCTCTGGCTGATGTTTTTTTGCCATCAATACCTTTTCTAATAAATGCCGACCTGTCTTGTTCTGCAAATTCACCCAGTAAATTTAATATCATTTTTGCCATTGCATCTTGTTCACCCTTTGGAGTAAGTGTGTTAATATTCTCTTCTTTGAAAAACACATTAACTCCAACCTTTGCACAATCTCGACAAACAGTTTGTAGTACAATAGAATTTCTGGCAAGCCTTTTAACATCATATACCCAGACAGAATCAACATCACCATTATTGACAGCTTGCATTAATTTACTCAGTTCTGGTCTCTCTTCAATATCTTCTAGTTTACCGCTGACTTGTTCAGCATATTCACCAACAAAAATTAAATCATTTCTAGTGTTAAATACACTCTGTAATGCTTCCCTTTGAAAAATGAAGTCTTGACCGCCAGCATTAGTTGAGTTTCTTAAATAGAAACAAACTCTTTTATTTGAATTTTCAGCTGATTTCATGGTGTTAATTATTTATTATTGATTAGTTTTGTATCTGATTTCTGAATACAAAGATATATAAATAATTGTAAATAGTAGTTGTATATAAGTAGCTATAGTAGCGTTAATTCCTTGAACTGCCGCTCCAAAGGTTTTTACTAGCATAGTTTTGCGATTTAAGTTGAAGAAAGATCTATTTTCGCGTCGGTCAATTCAAATTATATCCGACTTTTAAGGTTAAT